ATTTTACTCTGGAGCGTGTGCGAAAGGTACAGATGGCAATCGTGGAGTAGCCACGATGCCATTAGTTATTATTGCAAGATGATCGGGGTGCATCGCACTAGCGCGAGCAGGGGGATGAGTGAGCTGTTAGAGAAAGAGGTTCTGTGGTGCGTGCTAGAGGGAGAGCGCAAGCGGTTGAGGAAGTCGCAAGCGGGGGGTAGAAAACATTTTCTATTGGTTGGATTGGGTGCGCGGTTGCGTGAGGAAGGTGGGCGCGATGGCTAACTAGGGGGAAGGAGAGTAAAGCCACCTTGATGCGCCCGTTGATTGGTTAAGCTATTATATCCCCGTTCTTGAAGACTTTACCCATTTTTATCCCTTGGGGTGAGACTAGAAGCCAGTTACCCTCATAATCTTCTGCCGAGTGCGTGCGCGAGGGGTATTCGAGATCGCCTATTAGGCCGTATCTATCTTTCATATGGTTAATGTATTTGTATTCCGCTATTTCGTAATTCATCACATATTCTCCCAATAGTTAGCGACCAGCCATATTATTAAAACTATGACTAGCCATATTAAAAAACCAATACCAAAAATTTGTCCTACTATTTCAATCATTTGATACCTCGGTAATCGGTGGTAGTTTTCTTGCGCTTGTCTCTTGGGTACTCGGTAACCACGCGCCCGCTCTCATACCAAGTTTGGATTCTCCCCGCGCGTATCTCTAGCGCTTTTACTTGGTTGTCCAGCGCTTCAGTCTTTAGGCGTTCGCGCTGTTGCTCTACTTGGTTAGTGTGTTCAGTCATAGTTTTACCCTCTTTTGTTTTTCAATATCAAAATATGATTTATGAATGTCTGAAATCTGTCCAGTATTTCCCGCGGTTTTCCAAATTTCTATAATTTGCTCTCCCGTTGAGTTGTCCAGATAGATAGTTACATTGCCCATTTCTATATAGGCTGAAACATTCGATTTTTTTTGTATGTCAAATAGACTCATTCTTCCCCCATTGGTTTATTAAGTAATTTATTNATCCTATCCTCATCCAGCGATANAAAGCGNAAGATNTCTTCTTGCTGTTTATGTGTGTAGCTTTCGAAGTTGGTTATATACTTTGCTGGATTGTCGAATAGATCGCGCAANTATTTAATTATTTCGCGCCTTGCGAATTGTTTAGGCGTTAGATNATTNATTTTCATCTTCGTTCTCCTTATAGTAAAAAGCTACTTGCACACCATTAATAGTTTCTATTTCTGCAACATCATCAAGGCCTACTTTCTCTTGGTCGGATAAAGTGCTAAGTATTACCCAATTGGTATGTCCATATTCGCTACTGCAAATATCATTTATTTGTTCTGTTATATCTCTACTCATTTGCAATTCTCCTCTTCTTCGATATCAAATAACCATTCATCAAAATCTTGTCTTAATCCGTCTGGCATATCATTAAGTAATATTTCCAATTTAGGATTGTCGTCCCATTGAATTAATATCTGAGTTGCTACTATTGTTTTATTCATCTTCTTTCTCCTTGGTTTTATAAGTTTTTAAAATGGTTTTAATTTTGTTTACCAGATCTTGATAATTCATAGCGCTATAGCCGTTAGCCTTGAACATCTCCAAGGCTTCAGCGTTTATTAGCGGGTTATCGTTGGTGTGCGCTAAGAACCAATTTAAGAGTTCTAATTCTTGGCGGTTAATCTTAGGCTTGCTGAAGTTGTATTTGGTAACGCTCATTAGTTCAATCCCTCTACCTCATACCAATCAGAATCAAATATTGTTTCTTGATAAGCGTATTTATAATCAACGTCCCCAACATCTCCATTACTATAGGTTTTAGTTGTTCCATCTTTAAAGGTAACAGTTAAATCTCCGTACTTGATGTAATAGTCTTCAACCTTATCAAAATTAATCCCCAGCTCCTCAAGATCAAAAGTTATAGGAGCGGTGTGTAGTGCTTCAATGTATCGCGGTTTATTGTCTCCCCAGTCCATCAGATCACCCACGATATGAGAGTTAATAGAGAGACACAAAAGAATATTATGATTATGTTCTCGGTGATTATCCGCGCTTGGTTAGTCCATGGGCGCGGTTTTCTTGGCTTGTGAAATTGTTTTGAATAGTCTTTCATATTATCTCCTTTAAAAAAATGCAATTTGGCCTATCTCTGGCTCATTCCAGACTTTACCTTTATCTCGCCATTCATCACATTGTTTATCATTTTCTCTCACAATGGATCGAGTATAATTTTGCAATTCTGTTTCAGATAGCTGTTTTTTTATTATATTATTTAACAAAAGATCGGCTAGAGCTTTGGCTTCTGATAGTGTTTTTCTTGTTCTATAGAATCTAACTGTATCTGGCGCATCGTTATAAACTTGCGCCCATAAAGGAAAACATATTTTATCAGTACCAATCTCTATAAAATAAGTTGCAGGGGCTTTGCCCCTAGTTCTTAATAAATCAGAATCCAAATAATCTTTTCTAATTGTTACAGTAAAATTCTCATAACTTCCAAAAGAATACTTATGATTTCCTGAGCCGTTTTTTTCGTATATAAAAGATACCATTTACGCCACCTCGCTTAAACAAGCATTGAAACCAATAACAAAGCCGAGCATTTCTAATTTAGTCTCGAATCTTTTAATATCAGTTACTCCAGTAGACATAAGCCTAATTGTTATGCTGTGCGTATTAAAAGAAACGCTATCAATATCTTTTGATTTATATTGTTGAAAGCCATTTTTTAAAATGTACTTGGTAAATTTTGCGCATTGATGGGCGTTATAATATTTGTCGTACCCTGTAAGCCTGACATTGATATTTTCTTTGTTAATCTTAAATTCAAGATCACTTCTTTTCTGCAGATATTCAGATCGTTGCTCTGAATCATATTTAGTATAGAAATCATCCGCGTGAATGATTGCTTCTACTTGGTTTAGTTTTGCTTTTTCTTTATCCATTTTACTCTCCTTAAAAGTAGTTAGTTAATACCACGAAAGCCCCGAAAAGACGGGGCATTAGATCGTGGGGGGTTTAATAACCGCTTGCTTGGTCGTGAATGTGAACAGCTCCATGAAAAGATTGTCCAATAATTCTTTTAATTTGTTCCCCAAATCTTGAATCTGTGGTGTAACCAAAGCTACCGCTTGCATGATAAAAGCATCCTTCGGGTGCTTCTTTGTTTGGGCTTAAAATAATAAGATTTTCTCCCATGACATTATGAAGTTTTAACTCATATTCAGGAAGCCCGTCTTTATTCTCTTGGTTTATGCCCTTAACATTGGTTACAAATATCTCATCACAATCATAACCAACCTGTGTGCAAACATCGTATCCTTTTAGTCTATCTATTTTCATTATTACTCTCCTTTATAATGCTTAAATTTTGGGATTATCTCCCTGTTGAAATAATTATAACACCACAAAAACACACAACGCAAACTCTTTTATACCTATTCATTTATTTAAATTAGGATAATAGGCCAGGAATGCGATAATATAGGCATATAAGGGTAATTGATTAAATCTTAATTAATTGGTAATAAAGGGTATTTATTCGGAAAAATGACAACAAAAACACCTAAAAAGAGAGGAAGGAAACCCATCAATATTGATATGCAACAAGTGGAACATCTTGCATCTTTAAATCTTGGGATCATGGATATTTGCAGGAGTATCGGCGTTGGTTGGGATACATTTAATAAACATAGAAATAAAAAGAATTCGGAATTGTCGGACGCACTAGAGAGAGGAAAGGCTAAAGGATTGCAACGCGCTACATCTAAACTTATGGAAAAAATCGAGGATGGAGAATTTCAAGCCATCCAGTTTTACCTAAAATCCGCCGACCGCGAGAAATGGGCAGAGCGCCAAGAAGTCGCGCACACGCTAAACCTAAGCGAAATTATCAGCTCGGCAAATTCGCGCATCATCGAACACAAAGCGCCCGCGCCATCGCCCGCGCTCGACATCAAACAAATAAACAAGGCTACGAAGTCATGAGAGCTTGCTCAAGGGTAGTTATCTTCTCCCTTATACCTACCCTAGGCGCGAACGCGCAAAGCTCACAGCGCACACTCTCCGCGCTTCTGATAGCGCGTTCACCTTTAGCGGATGCGCGGGTTGTTAGCAAATGACCCCCCCTTGCGTTAGCGCGGCGGGGCAGTGTACGTGTAACTGTTGCGGTAATTTTTTTTAATTTTTTTTTAAATTTTTTTTATGAAATATAAAGCCGAAGACGAGAAAAGATTAATGACCGAACTATGGTCAGTCAATGTAAAAGACGATCCATTAAACTTTGTTAAGTTTGCTTTTCCTTGGGGAATGAAAGATACCCCCCTAGAAGACTTCAAAGGGCCTCGTAAGTGGCAGGAAAAAATTTTAAGGGAAATGACAATCCATATTGCCAGAAACGGCACTAGGGATTTACCAGAGATGTTTAGAATGGCTACGGCTTCAGGTCGTGGTATTGGTAAATCTGCTTTGGTTTCATGGATTGTTCTTTGGATGTTATCCACAAGACTAGGGGCTACCATAATAGTAACCGCTAACACCGAGCAACAGCTTAGATCAAGAACCTGGGCTGAACTTGGTAAGTGGATGACCTTATCTATTAACTCTCATTGGTTTCATAAAACAGCCACAACCATTAAACCAGCGCCTTGGTTTCAGGAAGCGCTAGAGCGCGACCTCAAGATTGACACTGGTTACTACTACGCGCAGGCGCAGCTGTGGAGTGAGGAAAATCCAGATGCCTTTGCGGGTATTCACAGCTCCTACGGGGTGTGTTTAATCATGGATGAGGCTTCGGGTATTCCTTCACCTATCTACTCTGTATCCGAGGGGTTCTTTACCGAACCCACGCAAAATAGATACTGGTTTACCTTCTCCAACCCGCGCCGAAACACAGGCCCGTTTTACGATTCCTTTAATAGCAAAAAGAAATTCTGGCAAAACCTACAAATAGACTCGCGCACTGTCGAAGGCACAGATCAAAAACTCTTCCAATCGATGATCGAGCAGTACGGCGAGGATTCCACTGTCGCGCGCGTGGAGGTCATGGGCGAGTTTCCTAGCGCGGACGATGACACTGTGATACCGATGGACTTAGTGCGCGCGGCGATAGACAGAGAAGTCTCGCTCACCGCGAACGAATCTATTATCTGGGGTTTAGATGTCGCGCGCTTCGGCGGAGATAACAGCGCGCTGTGCGTGCGGCAGGGGAACACTGTCTTAGAGATACAGTCGTTTGCTTCGATGGACTTGATGCAACTTTGCGGTTTGATTAAAAATCGCTACGATGATGCCACTGTGTTAGAACGCCCCCAAGAGATCTTGGTCGATGTTATTGGTATTGGTGCAGGAGTGGTCGATAGACTGCGCGAGCAAAATCTCCCAGTGCGCGGAGTCAATGTATCTGAATCTCCTAGCTCCAAAAAGAATTATTTAAATTTGCGAGCTGAGTTGTGGTTTGCAATTAAAGATTGGCTGGCGCAGCGTGATTGCCGTCTTCCTAATGATGATGAGCTTGTAGCGGAATTAGCTGCGCCGTTATATAAATATACTTCGACTGGAAAAATAAAGATAGAGAGCAAAGATGAAATGCG